TCCCTATTGGTGTACACATTTATTTACCAGCTTTCAGCTCTTCAACTTCCGCTACTAATTGATTTACCAACTCTTCAAGTTGTTTGATTTTGCCTTTATGGTTAGTTTCGTATTCACTGCCTTTACCAAGTCTAAATGATACACCTGCATTAATCATTTTGTTGGCCAATGTAGCGCCCAAGCTAAACATAACGTGTTCCGTTGGTGCATAGAACATACCAATGGCTACATCATTTGCGTTTTTGTAGTGGCCGTATCCTACCGCAAATGTTAATTTATCATCAGAATTGTAGCCTAGGTAGTGCAACGCACTTAGTGCTGCATTAGATGCACCAGCTTTTGCTACTTCATGCATCACGTTTGAGATTTGACCTACTGTGTTTCGTTCTAAATCTGTAATACGTGTTTCATGGCTATTAATTCTATCCGTATTGTTTAAAATGGCTTGGCTATTTCGCCCTACACGCTCATTTGTAGCGGTTAGAGTGTTATTAATCGTTGTAAATCCGTTATCCACCTTAGATGTCAAATTAGAGATATTCGTAGTATTTCGTGTAACTCGTTTATCTAAACAGTTCACATCCTTTTGTAGTTTCGAAATGTGTGTGCCGTTTGTTTCAATCTCGTCATATGCTGCGAACAGTTGGCTTCCATTTACTGCATCTAAACTGCTAGGGTCTACACGGCCAGCACTTACATTATGCAGTTGTCTGTTGTAATTGCTAATTCCGCTGTATGTATCGCTTTTCTTGCTACCAAAGGATACTACGCTATTAGGACTTTCACCTGCGAACACGTGAGTTACCCCATTTAATACAACTTGTCGAACACCTACAGGGTTATCCGTTTGACTGTTTGTACCAATCGCAACGCTATTTTGGATAGGTGCTGATGCATTGTTACCAATGACTACAGCATCAATACCACGCACTACGCTATGTGTGCCTACCACGATTGCACCTTGGTTATCCACTGTATTATTAGCACCTAATACAGTTTGTTCTTTATTGTTGCCTACGTAATTGTTGTATCCAATTACGCTTGCTTGGTCGGCTTCAATTGTTCCGTTGCCACCACCGATTACAACGCTATCATTTCCTGTTGCTTTATTATCACGGCCAATTGCAATTGTATTTGTGCCTGTAACTACTGTATTTGCCCCTACGGCTACAGAATTGTAACCGCTTACTACTGGTGCTTGTGTGTTAGGCTCTACAGGGCCTGTAACCACACCATTTGCAAACACATTGCCACCAATTACACCCATAATCATTGTTGCTAATACTAATTTGTTCATATTTGTTTTCTCCTTTTACTGTCTTTCTACTGTCTACTTACTGTCTTTTCTGTCTATCTACTGTCTTTTTCATTTGCCAGTACTACCATATCCACCATCGCCACGTTCTGTTTCGCTGAGTGTTTGTGCTTCTTCTACATCTACCACTGCGATTGGTACGATGATTAATTGTGCGATGCGATCACCTCTAAATATTGTGTAATCATTACAGGATACATTTTCATATGCGATGCTTAATTCTCCTCTATAATCTGCATCGATAATTCCTACGCTATTTGCACATCTTAGAGGTGTTTTGCTCATACTGCTTCTTGGTACTAATAGCCCCATATGTCCTTTAGGTATTTCTACTGCTATCCCTAATGGTATTTTCTTTTGACTGTCAGCAGGTACTTTAATCTGAAAAGGGCAATATAAGTCTAATCCAGCTGCATCCTTACTACCTCTAGTCGGTAGTTGTGCGTATTCATTTAATAGTTTCACTAACATTATTCCATTCTCCCCAATTCTTCGCTCTAACAACTCGATTGCTCGATATATTCAATTCAGCCATAATTTGTTTATTCGTTAAGCCTTTCTTGCATAACGAAATTACTTTATCAGTCAATGCAAATTCATCTTGTATGCTTCTTTTTGTAGGCAATCCCCTGCCTTTGTCAGTAACAATATGTATAGCTTCGCTTATATCCAGTTCACCCCACACCACCGATGCTAATGCTAGCCAGTTCTTGCAATTGTGTGGAATACCATATGTTGATGTATTAACTGCCATTACTCAATCCACTTTCTTTGTACATTTCAAACCAATCATCCGCCCTCATGGTGATTAACCATTTGGCATTATTCTTTCGATGTGCCACAATTGGCATCACGTTCTTATGTTCGCTATCATGAATTGCTTGTGCCATTGCTTTGTCTACGTTTAATGCTTGTACACGCTTAACTTCGATATGAATATTAGGTAGCCCAACACAATCGCTGGCATCACCTGTATTTCCACAATATTGTTGCGTTCTACGAACATCAAATCCATGTGCCTTGCATAGATTGGCAAATTCACGTTCGCCATCTGCACCTTTTCGTTTACTATTTACTTTCTTTTTCTTCTTTTCCACTGGCAATATGTATCACCTCTCACTCTGCAAATTCCATCAAATTTGTTTGTACTTTAACATCGCTCAACATTTCATCTTTTGCTTTTGCATACATTCTTCTATCAATTTCAAAACCGTATGCACTTCTACCTAATTCCATCGCCGCCCTTAATGTGCTACCGCTACCAGCTACAGGGTCAATGATTACATCGCCCTCATCTGTGAATATTTCTATTAAGCGTTTCAATACATTTACAGGCTTTTGCGTTAGATGGATATTAGGAATGATATTCTTGTTATCACGTTTCCATTCAAAGTGATCAAATATCATTTTTTTGTTATTGTTAAACTTCGGAAGTTTTTCACGATACAGAATTAACGCATATTCAGTAGCACCGACTATCCGCATATTAGCTTTTAGCACTTGTGCACTATAATTCTTATTGAATGTGATGGGAATGTAATTTTTAAACCCATATTTATTAGCGTATTCAATTACCATTGGCATTTGTTGGAACGAACAGAATACAATCATGCATGGTGCTTTCCCTCGTTCCTTAGGTTCTTTCTTTAATAGACGATTGCAAAAGTGAAAGTATTCTGCAATGTTGAAATTGTAGTCTGAATTAAAGAACGCTTTACCTGCTTTTTTACTTTCACCATTCTTGTTATCACCGCCTACATACCACATAGGATTACTTGCATAAGCGTTATTCCCTAGATTGTATGGAATGTCAGCAATTACTAATTGTGCCTTTGGTATTCCATATCGCTTAAAATTTTGAAAATTATCATTAAATAACTCTACTTTCATCGTTACCTCTTTTCAAAAGGATTAATGGTTTCACAGATTATAAATTCTCTATTATCATATCCATGTCGTTTTTCCCATTCACGAAATACCTTTGTTAATTCATTTTCCAATTCCTGTATATGTTCTTTCTTCACATCAAGCAAATAATCTTCCGAATATTCCGCTATTTCATCGTCAAGATCACTATATACAATCTCTTCAATAACTCGTTCAGCATTAACAGTAGGAACATAATAATAAGGATTTCCAACTCTAATCATCGGTACTTCTTCTGCTGGATACGTTTTAGCAAAATCATTTACACAATCTTCTATGCTTTTTTCTGGATACCCTATATGTCCATCGATTACCCAGCACCATTCATTCTCGTCTTTTACTAGCATTTCTATTCCTCTAACTCTTCAACTTCTTCAACCTCTACTTCATCAATCCAATCATTCATATCACTATCATCTACATCTGTTGCACGTTCGATTAAATCGGCTAGTTGGTTAGCCATTTCTTGGCTTTCACACTCTACAATTTTTTCAAAACCAATTTTTGCGTATCCTGTAATTTTAAATTGTTTCATTTTTCTCACCTCTTAGAACGGAATATTTCCGTCATTACCATTATTTTCAAAGCTATCAAAGTTACTACCGTCATCAAATTCACCATCTAATTTTCGCCCTACGAAATCGGATACTACTTCCGTAACGTATCGTTTCTGCCCATCTTGCGTATCGTATGACCGAGTTTGAATACGGCCATTCACGAGTAGCCTTTCCCCTTTCTTACAATTGCCAACCGCCTCACCAGTTTTGCCCCATGCTACGCAATTTATGAAAGCAGTTTGTTCTTTTGTTTCGTTGGTTGCACTATCAATATATGTATTAGTCGCTGCTACTGTAAAAGTTGCTACTGCTCTACCTGTTTTTGTAAAACGTAATTCAGGATCACGTGCTAAATTACCTAGAATTTGTACACTATTCATTAAATTAACTTCCTTTCAATATTAATCTTGCCTTTGTATGTTCTTATCATGTCATGCATACACTCAAACTCTTTTGCGTTCGCTTGCATTAACATTGACATTTGCTCTGTTGCTTCCTGCTCAGTTTCCACATTGAGTGGTATTTCGATTAGGATTGACATTTTGTGTTTTTTCTTCATTACTAGTACTCACTTATATAATTCGGTTCAACGTTGCACTCATCAACGCTCACATCGTATTCACTACCCAACTTACAGTTGATTGTTACGTTATCTTGTAAGTAGTCTACGATTTGATGCAATAAGTGCCACGCTTGACCCTCTGTTTCTGCATCGATATTGGTGCTAATACTAAATTCCACTTTTATACTTCCCATATATTCCATGTACTATCTCCCTATTGCTTGCCGTAATATTGCTTTTCCACTTTCAGAAATATCAGCATTGTCTATGATTTCATTTAAATCTACAGGTTTACGCTCTTCTTTGACTGTTTCAATTAAATGTCCATTCGGTAGCATTTTAATTTGTACATTGCCTACTTCGATTTGTTTCCGCTCTTCCTCTTTCTTCATCTTCATTTCTAAAAGCAATCCATCATTCTTGATTTCAGATGCTTTTTCATCGTTTTTGTTTTTCCTTTTTACTAATTCTTCATAGCATCGGACAAACTGAGACATACAAGCAGCACGATTATAATCACCACCCCAAGGATTAAATGCACTCCATATTGTTTGTGCTGCCTGTTTTATTATTCCGTCTAAATGTTTCAACCCATGCTCATAGCTATATAATCTAACTGCATCTTCGACTACCCCATAGGCTTCTTGTGCAGTCATCATTTCTTCTTTTCCGTTGATGTAATTATCGAGTTCTTTATACTCACTCTCTATTTCTGCAAATGATGGTAAGAATTTACATTTACTCAAAAGATTAAGCATGGCTCGTTGTAGAATTAATGGATCAGCATATGATAATTGATGTACATACAACTTGATTGTTTCTTTAGATGGGCTAGTGTTCCACCCTGTACTCAATATCAATAGTGCTTCCAGTATCTTCTGTTGATGGTTCATTTGATTGTTCATTTACACCCCCATATTCGTTCATCAAATCTCGCATATCGTTTAATGTATCTTGCTTATTGTTTTTCTTTTTGATTGGTTTATCGTAACCATTACGTTCCCATGTTCTTACACATGCTTTCCAATCTTTCATAGCGTTCTTTCCTACTTTCCAGCCATTGCTTTCGTAGTAGTCATAGAATTGT